CAATAAACTTACCCACGACAAATCATATAAGAAAACTGCCAATGCCGTTGGTATGGCTATGGCAGACTTCTATATCCATGGCGACAGTTCATGCGAAGGCGTTATAATGCGCGCGGGCCAGCCTTTTGCGATGAGATATCCACTCATTGATGTCAAAGGTAATGCTGGCTCACTCATTGAATCTGGTAACTGGGCCGCAATGCGTTATACTGAAAGCCGACTTTCCAAAATATCAAATGTTCTTTTCACTGATATAAACAAAGATACAATTGATGAGTGGAGAGATAGTTATGACAATACGAAACAATATCCGGCTGTTCTTCCTACGAAAGGATATTACAATGTTTGTAATGGTGCCATGGGAATTGGAATTGGTATGGCTTGCTCAATTCCTCAATATAATTTAAAAGAAATGAATCAAGCCCTCGAACACTTACTTCTCAATCCAGAATGTAGTTTCGATGATATATATATTGCACCTGACTTTGCAACGGGCGCAGTATTACTTAACGAAGATGAAGTTAAAGAGTCAATGAAGAAAGGAACCGGCTTTGCTTGTAAACTTCGTAGTGTTGTTGAATACGATAATAAAGACAATTGCTTTGTAGTGACAGAGATACCATATGGAGTTTATACAAATACAATTTGTGGTGAGCTTGAAGATATCATCAATGGAGAAGAAAACCCAGGAATTGACCGATTTAATGACCTTACTGGTAAAGTACCGCTCATTAAAATTTATCTAACAAAGAAGGCTAATCCAGATCGAGTTTTAAAGTATTTATATAAGAATACTTCTCTTCAATCTCATTATGGGGTTAATTTTACAATGCTTGATGGGGGACGTTTTCCAAAAGTCTTTACTTGGAAAGCAATGCTTCAAGCTCATATTGACCATGAGAAAGAAGTTTATCGTAGGGGCTATGAATTTGATTTAAGAAAAATAAAAGATAGACTTCATATAATTAATGGACTGCTTATCGCTATTGCAAGAGTTGAAGAAGTAATTAAAGTAATTAAGGCTTCTGAATCAACTAAAGACGCCAATATTAACCTTCAGAAGAATTTCCTTCTTGATAAAGCGCAGGCGGCGGCGGTCTTAAAAATAACACTTTCTAAACTTGCGCATCTTGAAGCTAAGAAATACGAAGATGAAAAGGTTAAGTTAGAAAAAGAAAAGAAGGAAATTGAAAAAATTCTTAACGATGAGGAATTACTTAATAATGAGATAATTAAAGATTTGCGTTCTGTGGTAAATAAGTATGGCGATGAACGTAGAACAAAAATTCTAAATATTGAAAGTGAAGATGAAGAAGAACCGAAAGAAATCTTTAATTATTTAATTAACCTTTCAAATCAGAATAGAATTTATTTGACTAAAATTTCTTCTCTTTATACTCAGAAAAGAGGAAGAGCAGGAAGTAAATTTAAGATGAGGAAGGGAGAAAGAATAATCTCTTCGACCTCTGGATTTAATACTGATTCTCTTCTTTGTTTCTCTAAGAAAGGAAGATATTATAAAGTAAAACTTAAGGATATTGAGTTAAATACTCCAATTCAGCTTGAAACTGTTTGTGGTTGTGACTCAAATGAAGAGATTTGCGAAATTACAACTATAAATAAAGAGGATAAGGATAAAACTATTATTTTTGCTACAAAAGACGGATATATTAAGAGAAGTAAAGTAATCGATTACGCTAACGGGAAAAAGACTGGCGCATTAGCGTTAAAATTAAATGAAGGTGATGAGTTAGTTTCTATCTTTATTAATGAAGGCGAAAACATTGGAGTTTTAACAAAGCTGGGTAATTTTATTTTAGTTAATTCTTCTAAGATAAATACGATAGGACGCATGGCGCGCGGGTCAAAAGGAATCAAGCTGAACGAGGAAGATTCTGTGGTATCTGTTAAAAATATTGATTCTTCTAAGAAATATATTGTTTCAATTAGTAAAGAAGGATATATTAAAAAGTCAAGCATTACAGATTTTGGCTTGGTTAACCCTGGCGCGAAAGGAAGTAAAATTCAAAAGTTGAAGGACGATAGTATGATAGATTTTCTTTGTGCGAACGAAGATGATGAAGTAATTGTTGTAGCTTCAAATTCTCAAATTAAAATCTCTGCTTCAGAAATTAATCTTGTAAGTAGAGGGGCGCAAGGTACTAAAGCAATTAAATTGAAGAAAAATGATAGAATCGCACAACTGGTTCTTTAAAATTTGATTTTTCTTTAAAAAGATAGTATAGTTATAATATAAAGTAAAAGAGAGGTAAAGAAAGGAATGAAACTAACAGAAAAAAGTCTTGCGGTGTTGAATTACGTAAAGGAAAACGGAAATGACATCTCTATGAAAGAGCTGGCTTTGGCTCTTAATCGAACAGAAAGGAGTGTTCAGGCAAATGTAAGTGATTTGGTAAGAAAGAAACTTGCGACACGGCGCCAGGTTCCGAGAAAGGACGATAAGTGGCACCATGATACATATGTCGTATTGACAGAAGATGGACTGAACTATAAGCCAACATTGGCTGACGAAGATTATGAAGGTTAAGAATCTTTTAGAAGAAAAGGAGAAAATGAATGAGACAGGCAACAAATACGGTAGAAATTGAAGGAATTCTGAGTGAAGTAGATATTAATGAAGGTTCTTACAACGGTCAGGAAGTTCTGAGAGGAAACATTACTATTAAGTCAGAAGCAAAGATTAATGGTGAGGAAAAGACGGTAGAAATCCCAGTTAATGTATATGCTACAAAGTATAAGAGGGATGGAAAGCCGAATCCAGCGTACGAAAGTATTAAAAGAGTAAGAGACGAATATAAGTCAATTGCGGCTGTAGGTGAAGAGAATGCAACTCTTATCAGAATTACAAGTGGAAGTATTTCGATGAATGAGTTCTATTCTAATAGAACGGGTGGGCTGATTAGTTATCCAAGAATTAGAGGTTCTTTCTTCCAGACAGTAAAGAGAACGGAATATGACCCGGATGCAAGATTTACAGTTGAGATGGTAATTAGAGCCTTGACCGAAGAAGTCGATTCTGAAGGCGCGCCGACTGGTAGATATAAGCTGATGGGTATTATTCCTCAGTATGGCGGTAAGGTAGATGTGGTTCCGTTCTTTATTGAGAACCCGAACGTAATCGACGTAATTACAAATGCTTGGCAGGTAGGTGACTCTGTTACTGCAATTGGTAAGCTGAATTTCTCAAGTAGAGTTGAGAAGGTTCACGAAAGTATCGAAGGCGGTTTTGGAGAAGATACAGATAGAGAGAGAACAAGAACTATTAATGTAAGCGAACTCGTTATTGGTGGCGGCGCGGAAGCTCCTCTGGCAGACGATAGAGCTTGGGATATGGAAGAGATTAAGGAAGCTCTGACTGCGAGACAGCAGAGACTTGAAAATCAGAAGGCGTCTTCTACGATGAAGCCGAGAACAACAACTGCTCCGGCGCCAGCAACAAGTAAGTCCAGTGCTTTTGATGACCTGGGATTTTAATTAAAGGAGGTAGGTAAATGTTAGATATTTTGTCAATTGAACCTACCACTGTATCGAGAGATTTGCGTGGCAAGTACGTTTGTATTTTCGGACCCGCAAAAGCGGGCAAGACCTCTCTCGCCGCGCATTTTCCTAAAAGCCTACTTTGCGCTTTTGAGATTGGGTATCACGCAATTGGCGGTATTCATGCGGTAGATATTGATAGATGGGCGACATTTAAATTGGTATGCCGCCAACTTAAAAAGCAGGAAGCCAAAGATATGTATGATACTATTATTATTGATACGGCTTCTATTGCTTATGACCTTTGCGAGAAGTTTATCTGTGCAAACAACGGAGTACAGAAAATTAATGAAATTCCATATGGACAGGGTTGGGGACTGGTTCAAAAAGAATTTGAAGATACTCTAAGAGATATAACTCAGCTTGGATATGGTCTTGTTATTATTGCTCATTCGAAGCAAACAGAAGAAGCTGTCGGTGCAGAGGAAGGCGTAATTAGAACTGTATATCAGCCAGACCTTCCTAAGCGATGCTATTCTGTAGTTAATAAGTTGGTAGATATTATCGGGTTTATTAATGTTGAATGGAACGAAGACGGTACAAGTGAAAGGTATCTTATAACTCGTAGAACCCCAACGATTATGGCAGGAAGTAGATTCCCGTATCTTGCTCCTAAGATTAAACTTGGCTACCAAGAACTGGTTGACGCAATTTCAGACGCTATTGAGATGCAGGAAAAGCTTGATGGAGTAAAAGTGGTAGACCATCAAGAAATTCATGAAGTTCAGAATCTTGATTTTGATGCAATTCGAGATAGAGCAAATACTCTTTGGACAGAATTGTTTTCTACGGGTACGGAAGAAGAGAAGGTTGATCTTAATGAAAAGATTATGCTTTATGTAGAACAGACTCTTGGTAAGCCGAAGAAACTCTCAGAAATTACCCGTCAGGAAGTTGAGGGTTTCTACTTGATTGAACAGTATTTGGAAGAACTTGTACATAGTCAGGAGAAGAAGAATGGAAATTAATATCGCTGTCGCCTCTAATAAAGAAGGCAAGTATAGTGTTAATGTTGATGTAGTCGATGCAAAAGAAGAAGATGCGGTAAAGCTGATTGATGCCGCAAAGAGACTCCTTTATACCGACTCAGCTTTTAACCTGGTAGATTATACAATGACTCATAGATAATAGTTGATAAAACGTAAGGCCATCCTTAATTGGGTGGCTTTTTAAATTTGCTTTTTTCTTAAATATATGCTATACTTAAGTTAAGAAGAAATGAAAGGAGTTGGTAATATGGCGAATTTGGTACATTGTAGAATATGTAAATTACCAATTGATAAAGATAAAGACCCAGAAGGTAAAACTTGGATTATGCCTTCTAAGAATTTTTACTACCATCGTAGTTGTTACGAAGATTGGAAGTTGAGTAATCCTGCGAAAGATAGTGATTGGAAAGACTTTATTTATGATTACTTGGCGCGCGAGCTAAAGGTTAGTTATAATTACCATATGTGCGAAGCGCAAAGAGAAAAATATCTTAAACAAGATATGACTAATAAAGGTATTTTCTTCTCTTTGAAATATTTTTATGAAGTAAAGAACGGTGATTGGGAGAAAAGCCACGGCGGCCTTGGGATTATTCCTTATATTTATAATGATTCTTGCGAATATTGGGTCAAAAAGAACAATTCCGATAAAGGGATTTGTACAAGAATTGAGCTTCAAATGCGCGAGGCTAAAAATCAGGAAAGAAAAGTAGTAAAACGTACACATAAGAAAGAGAATAAAATTCGTTTTAACTTAAGTGATATATCCGAAATGGAGAATGAATGAGTTTAAGAATTGATAGAGATTGTGTACAGCAAGTATTAGGCTGTTTGATGAAACATCCTCAATATTTTAATGAAGTAGATAAATATTCTTTTCTTTTGTCTGACTTTCCAAGAAAATTTGATAAATATATTTTTTCTGCAATAAATGGCTTATATGTTAATGGTGCGGAAAAGATTCAAATTGTTGATATAGAAAACTATTTGAAAAGCGACGCTATTGCTGAGCAGACTTTTAAAGATGAAAATGGAATTGAATATTTACAAGATATTCAAGAGTTAACCGAAGTAGAGAACTTTCCTTATTATTATAATAAATTAAAGAAGTTTAACCTCCTTAAAGACTTAGACCGTAGCGGTTTTGATATAAGCCAATTTTATTCAGAAGATACGATAAGTCCAGAAGGAAGGAAAGTTAACCAAGAATTTGAACATTTAACTACGAAAGACATAACTGAGAAAGTTAGAAGAAAGCTTCTTGGTATTGAAAGTAAATATGAAACAACTGATGAAATAGAAGTTGAAAGTATTGCAGACGGAATTGATGATTTAATTGATAATCTTAATGAAGAGCAAGAAATTGGTATGCCAATTCAAGGTTCTATATATAACCAAGTTATTAACGGCGCACTTAAAGGAACCTTGACAATACGTTCTAGTGGGAGCGGAATAGGCAAAACTAGGAATGCTGTTGGAGATGCTTGTTATCTAGCTTACGGTACAAGATATAATCAAGAAACGTGCGAATGGGAGCAAGTAGGTAGCACAGAAAAAATTCTGCTTGTTATTACTGAGCAGCGAAAAAAAGAAGTTCAGAAAATGGTATTGGCGTACTTGACTGGAATAAACGAAAGTAGATTCAGATATGGAAATTTTTCAGAATATGAAAGGGGACTTTTAAAACAAGCGTCATCTATTGTTAGAAAGTATAAAGATAATTTTACTACAATTAAGATGCCAAATCCAACAATCGAATCTATAAAAACACAGATTAGAAATCAGTGTCTTATGAACAATATTGAATACGTTTTTTATGATTATATTTTCATTGGGCCGGCGCTACTAAACGAGTTTAAGGGGTTCAGCCTGAGGAACGACGAGTTGCTCTTGATGATGGCCACAGCCTTAAAAGATT